TGGGGGGGGGGATACACTGACCAGAATGGCTGCTTGGAGCAGACCTCTTATCTTGGTGGTACCATATCTGTCGGAAAGGGTCGCTACGGCGACATTTCCGAGCTAAGATTAGGCGTAGCCAAGACAAAAGGTAAACTCAGGGTAGTCACGATGCAGAGTGCACGTGTCAAGAGGGTTTTAGCCCCTGTTCACGATGCGCTCTACGATCATTTGACCAGTTTTGGTTGGTGTGTAAGGGGGGACGTTAAGAAAGATGATTTTCAGTCGATTGTCGACGACCGTAAGCCCGGAGAGTCCTTTATCTCTGGCGACTATACGGCTGCCACTGACAATGTTTTGCCTTGGGTAACTGAGGCTATAACTAGTGTATTGGCTGAGAGTTCATTTCTTACTGAGGAAGAGAGAGGTATAATGTTGGCAGCAGTGGGGGACCTTCATTTGTGGTCTAAAAGCCGCAAGACACGCTATACGTTGACTAGGAAGCAAATGATGGGGAATCTCTTGAGTTTCCCTATCCTGTGCCTTATCAACAAGGTCTCTTACGACATCTGTTGCGACATAACCTTCGGTTCCGGCGTTAGGAGGGTGGGCCGTTTCAACGGCGATGACTGCATGTTCAATGGTAACCGTAAATTCTTCTCCTTGTGGGAGGAAGTCACTTCTACCTTTGGACTTGTAGTTAATCGCCAGAAGACTGGCTTTTCTGACACGTGGCTCGACCTGAACAGTCAGCCTTTCCATGTGCCCTCTTCTCGCCTCGTTCCGAGGCATTGTCTCTCTTTTCTCCGTCCTTTCCGTAATGACTGTGTAGACCTTCTCGGTGAAGTTTGGAAGGGTGTGAAGAAAATGAAGCATAGTGTACGCCAGTATGCTATCTCAGTTCTTGCCAGACACGAAATCGTCCTTCGGGACTTTTGCGTGGCTAACATACCTCGATATGTCTTTACCGGGTTAATGAAAAAGACCTGGTTTCGACGGTGGAGGGGATCTGATCCCGTTCCGCCCATCATTACCGGGGTTTCTCGGTCCTGCGAAGTCGTCGTGGCAGATCCTCCTAGGGAAGATCTTTTCTCCATTGTCGACCAGGCGCACACAGAGTCAGAACGGGAAAGGGTTCTTCAATGGACAGGGGTATCTCTCGAGTTTTTGGCTCATCCTGTTTGGGATTTGTCAAATTCTTTCGATGTCACTCCTGGCCCGCTTGTGAAGACCCTACGACGTAAAGGACGTCCTCCCCTTCCTCCTGTCATCTCACCGAAACGTAGTGCAAAGAAATTCGTTAGAGTTGTTCGCTGGCAGTATTCTTGGTCCAAACCGGTCTTAGACTGGTTCGAGAAGGAATTCGGTCAGAATGGCTTTGCGAAATACTCGAAATGGGGCCCCGATCATCCAAGGATGGTCCCTCATGTAGAGTGCAAAAACTATGTTCCCTTGAGGTTCATCGTTCCTGTTCCTCCGTCATTGATGCCACCGGGCCCTTATGGGCTTTAATGGTGTTGATCAGCGGGCTTTTATTAGTGTGCCATGGTTGTTGTGGTTGGCGACCGGAGGGGACGGTATACGCCCCGGTTCCGTGCTCCGAGCGAGGAGTGCGGCTAAGTTCCAAAACACCGAACTACC